CCGCCGCCGCTGTCGCCCGAGGGGAAGGCCGCGCTCGATCGCGGTCGCGAGCGCGGCGCCATGTTCGCCGACCTCGCACGCGCCGGCGGCCCGCTCGACGACGAGCGCCTTCGGCTCGCCGCGCAGCTCGTCGAGGTTCTTCGCGGTCTCGATGCGCGAGAGGTTGCGTCCGTTCTGAGCTACGCAAACGGGCTCGCCGAGTGGCAAGATGGTTGACCGATGCCTGGCGATGCCTTCGACGATGACGAACCGGAAGCGCCGGCGCCCGTAGCGCCGCCGGCGAAGCCCGAGATCCCTTCGCCGCCATGGGCGGGCAAGGCGCGCCGTAAGTCCGACGCGAAGAAGGCGGCGGTCGCGACGGCGAAGGCGGCGACGCGCATCACCGAGGAACCTCGCGCCGCGCCGCCCGAACTCGTGGCGCTCGGCGAACCGCCAAGCGATCCGCTCGAAGTTCAGGCTTACTTGCTGAAGGCGCTCGCGATCAGCGCGCGCGAGTGCATGACCGACGAGCGGATGACGCCGAGCGCGCGGCGCAAGGAACTCCGCACGATCGCCGGCGCGGCGACGAAGCTCGTTCCGAAGTCGCGCATCTTCGAGGCCGAGCAGACGATCAAGAGCGACCGCGCCGCGCTCGAGCAACGCAAGCGGACGGGCGCGAAGCTCGAACCCGTACCCGCGAAGAAGCCGTGATCCGCGCGCACTCACTCGACGAGATCATCGAGCGACGCCGGCGCGAGGCCGGCGCCGGCGGCGAGCGGTTCGTTCCGCTGCGCCTAGACTTCGAGGATGAGGCGACGGGCGAGATCGTGCTCTCGGTCGGCGGACAATGGGATCGTCGGCTTCATGACTTCGACGGCGAGCCCGAGTCGCGCGTCGTCGTGCGGTTCCACGCGGGGCAGCGTCGCGGCGTCGAATGGTTCCGCGACTGGCTTCGTGCGCACGTCGAGAAGCGCGCGAACCCGCCGCCGCCGCTGTCGGCCTCGGAGATGGCAAGGCTACTCGACGGCACCGTCGAGATCGCCTATGACCCGTCGACGGTTTACTCGGCGCTATTCGCCGGCGGTCGTCGAGCGGGCAAGACGTGGATCGGCGTCGCGCTTGCGGTCGCCTACGCGGTCGCGATCCCTGGCGCGATCGTGTGGCTCGTCGCGCCGACAGAGCCCGACTATCCCGAGCTCGTGCGCTACCTGAAGGGAGTCGTCGCCGACGAGTGGCTTCAGTACGAGACCGCGGAAGCGTGGGGCCTGGCGAACGGATCAACGATCGAGCTTCGCTCGGCGTACGACCCCGAAGGCTTGAAGAAGGGGCGATGTGACTTCGCGTTGCTGAACGAGGGGCAGAAGGTCTCTCGTCGCGCCTACGAGGTCGTTCGCGGCGGCGTCGTCGACGTCGGCGGATGCGTGCTCGTCTGCGCGAACCCGCCGAACGAGGCGAAGGATCAACCATGGGTTGCCGACTTCGCCGCCGCCGCCGCGCTCGGGAAGAGGCTCTCGGTCTACATCGAGTTCAACGCGCTTCTGAACCCGCACATCGATCGCATGGCGCTTCTCGCGATGCGCGGCGAGAGCGATCAACGGAGCTTCGAGATCGAGGTTCTCGGCATGTTTCGGGCACCGAAGGATGCGGTTGCGTACAACTGGATACGAACCGAGAACGAACGACCGCTTCCCGAGGTCGGAGACGTGACGTCGCAGCTCGTCGCCGCGCTCGAAGAGGGCGACGGGATCGAGCGCGTCGTCGGAATCGACGTCCAGATCTTCCCCTACATGGCGGCGGCGGAATACCGCTTCTTCGGCGACCCGACGCCCGACGGGACGCTCGCATGGATCTCAGACGAGATCGCGCTCGAAGGCGGCGACGAGGTCGACTTGTCCGACGCGATGTATGCGAAGGGATGGGATCCAGAAACGACGCTCCTTGTCGTCGACGCATCGGGTCGCTACCAGCATAGCCGCCGCACGCGCGCCGATCAGCCGCCGCCCGAGTGGCACGGGCGCGGATCGTTCGACATCTTCCTCGGGCAAGGATGGCGGCGCATCGTTCCGCCGGACCGAAAGCAGAAACGCAACCCTCAGATCGTCGATCGACTCCGCGCCTTCACGTCGATGATCTGCACTGGCACGGGCGTTCGTCGGCTCTTCGCCGATCCCGACCGCGCCCCCTACGCGTGCAAGACGATCCGCGAGTGGAAGACGACCGAATCGGGCAAGGCGTCGCGCAAGGCCGAGGTCGCCCACATGGGCGATGGGTTGACCTATCCGATCGTTCGGCTCTTCCCTCGCAGGCGCAGACGTGGCAAACCCGGCCAAGTGGATCCCGTCGCCTCTCGCATCGATCGCAACGTTCCGACGACGACGCTCGAGCCTCGTCGCGGTCGCTCGTCGCCGGCGCGCCCGTCGCGCTGGAAGGGGATTTGATCATGGCGTCGCGTGAGGTTCCGCCGTGGCAACGCGCGCTCGGCGGCGCGCTCGTTCGGTTCGAGCAACTCGTCGGCGGCGCGCGCCGCAGGGTTCTCCCTCCGCTGCGAGCGTCGACGATCGAGACGCCGCGCCCGATCCCGCCGGCGCCGCCGACGAGCGACTCGCAGATCGTCAAGCGGTTCCGCAACGCGGATACGTACAACTCCAATCCGGGTCACGGCGTGACTGTCGAGCGCGTGCTCGGCGTCTATCGCCAGGCCGAATCCGGGAACGCATGGCGCCAATTCGATCTCTTCGACAACGTGATCGAGAACGACGGGCACCTTCGCGGGCTCGTCGAGAACCGGATCCTCACGGTTGCGGGCAAGCCATGGGTTGTGATCCCGGGCGGCGACGACGAGGGATCGAAGTCGGCGGCGAAGGCGCTCGGCGAGTCGCTCGCGAACGACCTCGGATTTCGTGAGCTGCTCGAGCATCAGTTGACGGCGGCGTTCTACGGCGTCGCCGTGAGCGAGATCGACTGGCAGCAGGACGCGACCGGCCTCGTCGTTCCCGGGCGCTTCGTCCCGATCGCTCATCGTCGACTCGGCGCGCCGAGCGACCGCGTCGACGAGATCCATCTGATCGCCGGCGACGGACCCGGCGGTCTCGTTCCGCTTCGCGATCACCCGGGGCGGTACTGCGTCACGCGTTACCGCCATCGGAACCCGTGGGCTGCCGGCCTCATGCGCACGGCGGTGTGGTGGGCGGTCTTCAAGCGATGGAGCGTTCGCGACTGGCAGATCTTCGCCGAGAAGTTCGGGCTCCCGTTCGTCGTCGGCTACTACAACGAAGGCGCATCGCCGAAGACGCGACAGGCGCTCGAAGACGCCGTGAAGGCGATCGGCGAAGACGGCTTCGCCGTGCTCTCGGATCTCGCCGAGATCATCGTTTCGAGCACGGCGGCGAGGTCTGGCGATTCGTCGTCGGTCTTCCCTGAGATCGGGCGCATGTGCGACGCCGAGAACTCGAAGCTGATCGCCGGCGGCGTGCTGAATACCGACTCGGGGCAGGCTGGATCCTACGCGCTCGGCGCCGTTCACGAGGCGCGCGGGTTCCTGCTCGCGCTCGCCGACGCGGCGCGAATCGAAGAGATGTTCGTTCGCGACCTCGGGAAGCCGTTCGTCGCGTGGAACTCGTTCGGCGGCGCGAAGCCGCCGCGGCTGAAGGTGCAGGTCGTTCGCGAAGTCGATCCGCTCACGCGCGCGCAGATCCTCGCCATCCTCGCCGGTGAACTCGGCATGGAACTCGATGACGCGCAGATGCGCGAAGAGTTCCATCTTCGCACTCCGAGCGGGAAGGCGCTCGTCGGAACGAAGCGGATGCAGGCCGAGAAGCCCGCGCCGGCGGCGCCGCGGCCCGCGGGCGCGGGCGCCGCGGTGCAGCTCGCCGCCGATCTGCGATCGTGGTGGTCGACTCTCGAGGTCGGCGACCGACAGTCGATCGCGCGCAACGCGATCGAGTTCTTCAAGGGGGCAGCATGAGCGATCTTGTCATGGGATGCCGAGTCGACTCGCTATTCGTTCCGGTCGGGATCCGGATCCATGGTCTGCGATCCGACCTCATCGTCGCGCCGACGCTCGCCGAACTGAAGAGCGACGAGCGGCGCGACGCGATTCGCGCGGCGCGCGCGGGCGAGCCGATCGAGATCGAACTCGATGCGATCACGTTCCGCCAGGGCGACCCGTCGCGCGACGGCTACCGGCGCAACGCGAATGGAGTGCGGTTCCGCTACTCGCGACTCCACAAGATCGCGAAGACGTTCGCCGGCGCGCCGTTCCTGATCGATCATCGCCAGGGCTCGCAGGCGCATCGCTTCGGGACGATCCTCAAGAGCGAGGCCGTCGAAGTCGACGGCTTCGGGAAGTTCGGCGAGCTCGGCTTCCGACAGACCCTTCGCGTCGTGAAGCCCGCCGGCGTCGAGGGCGTTCTCGACGGGACGATCGATCGATTCTCGATCGGATGGTCGCCGAAGGGTCCCGTCATCTGCTCGGTCCACGGCGGGCGCGCGCGTCGCGAATGCGCGTGCTGGCCTGGCGATCAAGTGGAAGGGCTTGACGGGAAGAATCAGATCGTCGAATACGAGTTCACGGACGCGACAGGCGTCGAGGTCTCAGGCGTGAATGTTCCCGCCGTCGACTTGACGCACATCGAAGAGATCAGAGCGGCGCTCGCGCGCGAGATCAACCCAACTCCACGGAAGGCAATCAGCATGGGGAACCTGAACCGACTCGCGACGATCCTCGGCGTCGTCGCCGCCGCGTCGATGAACGACGAGGGCGACATCGACGAGGGCTTCGTCGGCGCCGCCGAGAAGCTCTCGGCCGACCTCAAGGCGGCGACGACCGAACGCGACGCGTGGAAGGTGCGCGCCGAGACCGCCGAGACCGCGCTCGCCACGGCGAGCGACGAGGTTCGCGCGACGCGACTCGAGTCGGTCATCGATTCGGCCTACGCCGCGAAGAAGCTGCGCCGCACGCGCGGCGCGAACGGCGAGACCGTCGCCGACGCGTTCGAGCCGTTCCTTCGCTCCATGCTCGCGACGCACGGGCTCGACGGCGTGCGCGCCTACGTCGAGTCGATGCCCGAGCGCCCGTCGCCCGTCGGCGAGCCCGTCAAGCTCGGCGCCGACCCGAACCCGAAGGAGCAGCTCGATCGCCCGCCGGCGACCGAGCTGACCGCCGCCGAAGAGAAGTCGCTTCGCAAGTACGCCGAGCAGAGCGGGCAGCCGTTCGAGAAGCTCAAGGCGAACCACCTGTCGATCCATCGCTGAAGGGAGAACATGAGCCATGGCCGCTGCAACCGCTGACCGCCAGACCCCGGCGACCCGGATCACGGGATCCGGGAAGCTCGCTCTCGCGACCTCTGCCGTCATCTACAACGGCACGCTCGTCGCTTCCAACGCGAGCGGCCTCGGGGCCGCCGCGTCGAACGCCGCGTCGATCGTCGTCGTGGGCCGCGCCGACGAGAAGGTCGACGAGGCCGCGGGCGATGACTACGTCGAATACTCGACGGGTCGGTTCTGGTTCGCGAACTCGGGCACGAACGCCGTCGACGTCGCCGACATCGGGCGCCCGTGCTTCGTCGAGGACGATCAGACCGTCGCCGATCGCCCCGGCACGCTCGGCGTGATCGCCGGCATCGTGAAGGACGTCGACGCGACGCTCGGCGTTCTCGTCGAGATCGAGAGCAACAACCCGCAGAGCTTCGGCGGCTACACCGTCGCGGCGATCACGAGCGGCGCGATCCCGCTCGCGCGTCGGCAGAAGCTCTCGGTCACGGGAACCGTCGCGTTCTCGCTCGCCGACGGCACCTTCGTCGGGCAGCAGATCTACCTCAACTGCACCGTCGCCGCGTCGACGCCCGTCGGCGTCGTGACGCCGGCGACCGCCGACGGGTTCACGACGATCACGTTCGACGCCGTGCAGGAGTTCGCCATCCTCGAGTGGAACGGCGCTTCGTGGTCGATCATGGCCACGAACGCGACGGTCGCCTAGTAGCGACGGCCAAGCAACCCAAGCAACCCAAGCAAGGATCATCATCATGGGACGCAGCGGAGCACAGGGCGGCCGGTCGCTCGACGCCTCGAAGATCGAGGCGGCTTACACCGGATTTCACACCGACTTCCACGACGCGCTGGAGAAGTCCGCGCCGGTCTACGTGCAGCTCGCGACGGTCGTGCGGACCGACGCGGTCGTCGACACGCAGCTCTGGCTCTCGAACAATCCGACGATGCGCGAGTGGATCGGGGAGAAGGTGCTCTTCAAGTACCGCGGCGAGAGCCATCCGATCCGCACGAAGCCGCACGAGGCGAGCGTCGAGGTTCCGAAGTTCGATGTCATGAACGACCGCTTCGGCCTCTACACCGGCCGGATCCGGTCGCTCGCCGAGAGCTACCAGGACGCGATCGACGATCTCTTCGTCGACATGATCGTCGCCGGCATCGCGGGCTCGTCGCTCGGAACGACGTACGACGGGCAGAACCTCGTCGACACGGATCACACGATGCTCTCGATCGGCGGGACCGCGCAGTCGAACAAGGTTACGGGCGCGTTCGACGCGACCGCCTACCGCACGGCCTGGCAACGGTACCTCGCCATGACCGACGAGCACGGTCGCCCGATCCGCGCGAAGCCGCGCTACCTGCTCCACGGGTACCAGCTTCGCGACACGGTGCGGACCGTGCTCGAGCAGAAGATCGCGTCGAACGGTTCCGAGAACATCGACGCGGGCACCGTGATCCCCGTGCTGTCGCAGCGGATCACGGGCACGGAGTGGGCGCTCCTCCCCGAGCGTTCGAGCGCCGTGCTGATCCACGTCAAGCGCGGCCCCGAGTTCTACGCCGTCGACAACCCGGAAGACTCCTTCGTCTTCCGCACGGGAAAGTTCCTGTACGGGATCGAGGCCGAGTTCGGCGCGGCCTACGGCATGTGGCAGCAGATCGTCGGCGGCCCGGGCGCCTAGTCGTTCTCGCTCTGCGAGCTGCGCAGAGCGCCGAGCCCGTGAAGGGCTCGACCCTAGCAGGGTGGAGAAGCGGTAACTCGTCGGCCTCATAAGCCGAAGAACGGCGGTTCGATCCCGCCCCCTGCTACTAGCGAGGCGATCAAGTCTCGTCGAAGGAGCGTCGAATGTTCTTCCGTGTGCAGACCCTTCCGAACGTCCCGAAGCGCCGGCGCGGCGGCTTCGACTTCAGCCCGACGCCGCGCATCGTCGAGGCGCACGGCGCCGCCGCCGCCGCCATCGAGGCCGACGGCGTGCGCCCGCACGGCGCGCTGATCGTGACGAAGCTCGATGAGGCGAGCGCGCGTGCGCACCTGGCAGACCATCCCGAGGATGGCTCGGGCCCGGCGCCGGCGCCGGGCGATGCCGGCGCGGTCGTCGCCGCGATGGCCGAGAAGCTCGATGCCGCGCTCACGCGGATCGCCGACCTCGAAGCGCGACTCGCGCGCAAGGCGCCGTCGCCGGCGAAGGGCGGGGCGAGCGGTTCCGGCGCGCCCGTGCGGCTCGGCGGCGCCGGCGAGAAGAGCGACGCCTTCGACGACAGCGACAAGGGCTCGACCTAGGGAGCGTGACGCGTGGCCTACAGCACGAGCGACGACGTGAAGATCGCAGCGGGCGGCGAGAAGAATCTCGCCGAACTCGCCGATCATGACGGCGACGGGTACGCCGACGCCGCGGTCGTCGCTCGTGCGATCTCGACTGCCGACGGCGAGATCGACGAGCGCCTCGCGAAGCAATACACGGTCCCTCTCTCTTCCGTGCCCGACGGGATTCGCAACCGAAGCGCCGAGCTCGCCGTCTTCCACCTGAAGCGATGGCGGAATCGCGGGCAGATGACTCCCGAGGATCTCGAATGGAAGAAGGTGTTCTTCGAGGAACTCGGCGGCTTCGCCGCCTACGCGCTCGCGCTCCCCTCGACGACCGAGGCCGCGACCGAGGCCGCGCCGGCGCGCGTCGACGCGCAGCATGATCGACCCGACGAGCCGCGCGTCGAATCGTGGCGGAAGAAGTTCGAGGGCTTCGCGTGATCGAGGCCGAGGTCGATGCTTCCGACCTCGTCGCACACTTCGACGAAGTCGCACGCCGCGCGCCCGAGAGGATCGCGCGGATCTTCTCGTCGCTGCGCGCGCCGATGCGCCGCGATCAGCGAGAGCACGCGGATCGCGAAGAGGGGCCCGACGGCGCGCGATGGCCGGCCCGCTCGCCGCGGACTGCTGAGAAGGTTCGGATCATCCGTCGCGCCGGGCGACAGAAGGGGCAACGGACGTTCCGCTACACGAAGATCGAGGGCTTGCTCGGGACGCTCCCCGAGTTGACCACGGTCGGCGTTCAGCGCGCCGCGGTCTTCGCGCGCCCGCCGTCGCGGATGACGTTCCTCGCCGAAGTCCATACGTGGGGCGCGATCGCGGGCCGCGGAAGCGTGATCCCGGCGCGCCCCTACATCTACGTTTCCGACGAGCTAGCGCGCTTCGCGCTAGCGAAGATCGCCGACGGCGTGCTCGAAGCACGGAAGGGACTGTGAAGCCATGGCCGAATCCTTCGTCTCGACGGGCACGGGCCCGAAGCTCGCGAGCGACGCGATCTCGATCGACCTCGACGGGAAGTCGCACTCGGTTCACCGACAGCACGTGATCGCGGTGCAGCCGGAAGACGGCGAGCAGATCGGGCACGACGCGGGGCAGGTTCTCGCCGTGTCGCTCAAGGACACTGACGGCACGGGCTCGGCCGAGATGAACGTCGACGGCAGCGGAACCGCCGTCAAGTTCGATTACGTCGTCGCCGCCGACTCGTCGCTCGTCGTCGACGAGATCGTCGTGTGGCTTCGCGACGCGGGCGCGACCTTCACGGCGATCAAGTTCGGCGACCTCGCGGCGCTCACGACCGGCATCACGATCGCCGTGTACGACGACGCCGCGACGCCGGCGCTCGTCGCGACATGGTTCGCGACGCTGAAAGACTTCGGCGATCTGCTCGCGCTCGGGTTCGAGTTCGAGCCCGCCGCGCAGCTCGTCGCCGACTGCGCGCGCTTCCGGTTCAAGCTCGAGCGCGCGGGCGGGCGACCCGTGATCCCGGCTGGCTACCGGATCCGCGCGACGGTCGCGGACAACTTGACGGGCCTCGACGAGCTGCGCGTCGGGATCGTGGGGCGGCTCTTCTCGTGACCGCCGCCGTCGCAGCGTCGACGCCATGGTTCGGCCCCGAGCGGACCATGATCGAGCAAGCGGTTCGCCTCTTGCTCGATCGGTACCTCGTGAAGAACGGCGGCTATCTCCGGTCCGTGGAGTTCTACAACGGCGAACTCGATACCGACGCGGCGGCGGGCGCGCTGATCGAGCAACTGCTCGCGGGCGCGCCGGCGATCCTGATCGGCACTGGCCAGGCGGTCTATCGGCGGCGCTCGACGTCGTCGAAGATCTACGAGGTTCAGCAGCAGATCGAGATCCTCCACGGGTCGGCGCACCTTCGCTCGCCGGCGTCGCGTCTTCACGGCGACGTCTCGACGGGGCAGGATGACTCGGATCCCGAGACCCTTCCGGCGTACGACCCTGGCATCTATCGCATGATGCGCGACGTGCGCGACGAGATTCTCGGTCGCCCGTCGTACCTGTCGACGCTCGGAACCGTGATGATCAACCGCGAGGATGTCGTTCTTCAGGCGCCTGGCTTGACGCTCTGGCGACAGGTCTTCGGAGTGGAGTACCGATGGAGGCTTGCGCCGCGACCCGATCGTGTGCCAACCACGGTAGGCGCGATCGAGGTTCGCGGGAACGTATCGACCGACGAAGACGATCACGAGCACGCGAATCCGATCACCGTGAGCGAGGCACCATGAAGAAGAGCAAGACGCAGCACGTCGCCCTGGCGGATACCATCGACGCGGGGCCCGACCTCACTCCCTTCGTGCTCGTGCCCGATGGCACCGTCGTCGACGGCAGCGGTCGCACGAAGATCATGAAGGGCGAGGTCGTCGAAGTCGCCATGAACGAGTTCGTTCGCGCCCTCGTCGGGCGCGGCGAGCTTGTGATCCGTCGGGCGCCCGTCGTGAACGCGGCGGTCGACGCCTCGAAGATCCAGACCATGAAGAAGGAGCCCTAGCGATGACGATCTCGACCACGTTCCCCAGCGACAATTACGTTCCCGGAGTCGGCGGCGAGTTCGACTTCGTCACGGGCGTCGGCGTGCGCCCGACCTCCGATCGGCGGATGCTGATCGTCGGCTCGCTGCGATCGACGGGCACGGCGACCGCCGAGCGCCTCTACGCCGTCGAAGACGAGCTCGCCGCCGACACGCTCTTCGGCATCGGCAGCGAGGTCGCGATCGGCGTGCGCGCGGCGCTCGCGACGTGCCGATCGCTCAACCTCTCGCCGCCCGAGATCTACGGGATCGCCGTGACCGAGCCCGGCGCCGGCGTCGCGGCGAGCGGAACCTTCACGGTCACGGGACCGGCGACGGCGTCGGGCGAGGTTCTCGTTCGCATCGCCGGGCGTCTCGTGCGCTGCGCGGTCGCGAGCGGCGACGCTCAGAACACGATCGCGGCGAACCTCGAGGCCGCGGTCGACGCGGCCGAGCGCGCGCTCCCCGTGGGCGCGAGCGTCGCGACGAACGTCGTGACGGTCACGTATCGCACGAAGGGAACGAACGGGAACGACGTCAAGATCGAGGTCGTCAACGGGAAGGACGGATACCCCGCACTTCCCGCCGGCGTCGCCGTCGCCGTGTCGGGCGCGAACCTGGCGTCGGGCGCCGGCGTCATCGACATCACGGCGTCGCTCGACAAGGCGAAGAACCTCGACTTCTGGACGATCGCGATCTCGAACAACGAATCGACGGACGTGACCGACCTCGACGCGCATCTCGATGAGATGTGGGCGACGATGACGGATCGCTACCGCTTCGCGTTCATGGCCGGGATCTCGGCGCTCGCGACCGATCAGACGATCGCGGCGGCGGCGAACGACCATCGGATCGTCAAGCTCTCGTGCGCCGGCGCGCGGTCGCTGCCGATCGAGTTCGCGGCGGCGGCGGCGGCGCTCGCCGTCGGGCGCGAGAAGCCGAACGCGAACCACTGCGGCACGCCGCTCCCGCTCTTCGGCCCCGACCTCGATTCGGCCTACTCGCCGACCGAGCAGAACACGGCGATCAAGTCGGGGCTGAGCCCGCTCGTTCCGACGCCGAACGGGTTCGTCAAGCTCGTTCGCCTCGTCACGACGAAGACCACGGAGAACTCGGTCACCTATCGCGCGCTCATGGACTTCGGCGTGCCGTTCGCGATGGCGCGCATCGCGCGCGAGATCGACGACGCCGTGACGCTCACGCTCACGGGTGGCGTCGACGATCCCGAGGGAGGCCGGAACATCGACGACAACCTCGCCGCCGATCTGAAGTCGGTCGCGCTGTCGATCCTGCGCATCCGCGAGGCCGACGGATGGGTTCAGAACGTCGAGGCTCGGAAGGACGAGATCCGCTTCGAGCGCCACGCGACGAACGCGACGCGCGTCATCCTCGAGGTTCCCGAGGACATCGTTCCGATCGCCGCTCAGGCCATCGTGAAGAACCGCCTCCTCGCCCCGTAGCAGCTCGCCGACCGGCGAGGCGCGACCCGTCGCAGCGCCTCGCCCTCCCTTCTCTTCGTCGACGGAAGGAGTCATGAATCATGGGAGATCGCTTCGTCGACATCGCGCTTCTGAAGGTCAAGCGAGAGGGGGGCGGGCTCGTGGAACTCGTCGAGCCCTCGAAGCTCACGGTCAACCGCTCGAAGGAGCGGAAGGTCGTGAACACGATGAACCGCGCGCGCCGCGGTCGCGGCTACCGCACGGCGACCGCCGCGTTCACGTTCGAGCTCGAAGTTCCGCGCGCCGTCGCCGGAACGGAGATCGACTGGCTCGACATGTGGGATCGTGACGAGATGTTCGTCATCGTCTACGAGATGGGAGACGGCGGCGCGCGGCGCTCGCTCGTCGACTGCATCATCGCCGACGTGAACGATTCCTTCGGCGAAGACGGAGAGGCGATGCTCTCGATCTCGGGCATGGCGCTCGACGACAAGGCCGACTGATCGTGGCGCTCGACCCGAAGTTCGCCGAAGCGGTCGTCGCCGTCGATCGCCTCGGTCGCCCGGCGCGGCGCCGCTACCGCCACGGCCTCGTGTGGCCTGGCGGCGCCGCGCGGTTCTCGCTTCGGATTCTCTCCGTCGCCGAAGTCCAGGTCGCGCGCGCCGCCGCCGTCAAGCGGTTCGCGAAGGCGCTCGACTGGAAGCCCGACGCGATGAACTCCGACGAGTTCACTGAAGAGACGATCCTTCAGATCCTCTCGCGCGCGATCGAGGTCGACGGCGGCGGCGAGCAGCTCTTCGGCTCGGCCGACGAGATGCGCGGCGAGGTCGAGCGCGGCGAACTCGATCTGCTCTGGATCGAATACGTCGATCTCCGTGAGGCGACCGATCCGGACGATGGCACGCTCGACGAAGAACTCGTCGACGGGATCACGGCGATCCTAAAAAAAAAGGACGAGAGCCGCTTGCGGGCGCTCGCTGCGAGCACGCTCCGGGCCTATCTGCGTACTATGGCGCCCCTGCTCGCGACCTCACAGACGGGCAGGTCTTCGAGTATCTCGTCATCCTCGGCGCCTTCCGCGACGAGCAGCGAAAGCGGCGACGAGTAGGCGACGGAAGCTCGGGCACCGTCACTACGGTCTATCGACTGAGGAAGAAGCAACCGCCCGACGAGTAGGATCCCCACATGGCCGACCGCCGAGAAGTCATCGCGATCATTTCCGCCGACGCGAGCAAGCTCGGGCCCGGCCTGGCCAAGGGGAAGCGCGCCGTCAAGGCATGGTCGCGCGACGTCACTCTCGAAGTTCGTCGCGGGCTCGGCTCGATCGGCGACATCGTCGGGCTCGGCGGAATGGCCGGGCTGCTCGCCGCAGGGAAGCGCGTGCTCGACTTTCAGTCGCGGCTGACCCGTCTGCGCATCTCGTCGGAATCGACGGCGTCGACGATGAGAAACCTCGAGTCGTCGATCTTCAACGCGGCGAAGGCGCGCGGCCTCGATTCCGATGATCTGCTCGCCGGTGCCGAGAAGTTCACGGCGCGCACGGGCGACCTTCAGGGCTTCATCGACGGGCTCAACGATGTATCGAGCGCGGCGGCGGCGACGGGCGCGTCGAGCGAGGATCTCGCGATGGTCGCCGCGACGATCGATCAGACCCTTGGGATCAAGGCGAAGGAATGGGGCATCTCGTTCGACTTGCTCGCGCGTGGCGCGAAGAAGGGCGCTGTCGAAGTGAAAGACTTCGCCGGCGAACTCGTGAAGGTCGCGCCCTCGTTCGGTCGCTTCGGGGCCAAGGGAACCGAGGCTCTCGCGAGCATGTCGGCTCTGTTCCAGATGGGGCAGAGCGGATTTTCGAACGCCGGCGAAGCGGCGACCGGATTCATCGGCGCGATGAAGGTCGTCGAGCGCGATGCGAAGAAGCTCGGGAAGCGCGGGATCAAGGTGTGGGAGAAGAAGAACGGGAAGGAGCAGCTTCGCGACTTCAAGTCGATCGTCGACGACATCATGAAGCTATCCGACAAGGAGATCGGGAAGGTCTTCGGCGGCGACATGGAGGCGAAGCGGTTCATTCTCGCCTTGAAGCAACAGGCCGCGGCATACGACGACCTCGCCGACGCGTCGAAGGCGGCGGGAACGATCGCGAAGGATCGCAAGATCTGGGATGAGTCGCCGGCGAAGAAGATGGCGAGCGCGCAAGCGAAGCTCGCCGAGTTCTTCAACGAATCGATGAAGAGCCACATCGAGAAGGCGGCGAAGGCGCTCGACCTCGTCGCCGACGCACTCGGCGCCATCGTCAACAACTGGCAGCTTCTCGTCGCTGCGCTGCTCGGCAAGAAGGGGATCGACGTCGTGCTCGGGGCGCTCGATCGATTCAAGAAGGGTGCGGCCGGAATGGGAGGAAGCGCGGCGGGCGCAGCGGCGGGCGCAGCGGCGGGCGCAGCGGGCGGCGGCGCCGGCGGCGCCGGCGGCTCTCGCGGTGATCGTGTCGCCGGCTCGATCCTCGCGTTCGGGACCGGATACGAGATCGGTTCGTGGATCAACGAAAAGACCGGCGCATCGAAGGGAATCGTCGAAGGGCTTCAGCGTCAAGGGCTCGGTGCCGGCGCGATGCCGATCCTCGGCGATACCTACGGCGCCGCGAAGTTCGATGCGGCGATCCGCCAGGCTCAGAGGGAACTCGGCATGGAGCGCGGGCCGGCGGTCGTTCAGCGCGCGCGAGAGATCGAGGAATCGGGCCCCGAGTTCGGCGAGCGCGGCGGGCTTCGTGGCTTGCTCGATCGATCGGAAGATCAGGATCGGCTCTTCAAGCCGTCTATGGGCGCAGACCTCTATGCGGGCAAGCACGGGCGCGCCCGCCAGGCCGCCGACGCGGCGCTCGGCATGATCGATCCGACGGGGCAAGCCGTCGGATCGCTGTCGCGCGAAGACGCGGCGAACCTTCGGGCGATGGCGGCTCGAGCCATGGCGGCGGATCCCGTCGGCGGGAAGGCGAAGGTCGAGCAGCTTCTGAAGGCGCTACTCGAAGAAGTGAAGCGTCGGCCCGGATCGCTCGATCGACCGAAGGACGAACGACGGAGGCAAGGATAGATGCCGCTTCAAGACGTGTGGGCCGATCTTCAGGTCGGCTCGTTCGACGGCCTGCCGATCGACATCCTCTCAACCGAGGATCAAGTCGACCTCGTGCGCGCTCAGTACGAGTATCCGCAGCGCGACGGCGCTGACTTCTCGCACATGGGATCGGGGCCGCGGCGCGTGAGCGCGCGCGTGCTCTTCTTCGAGCGGCGCAGCGACGAGGCCGACGCCGAGCGCGGCTTCGACAGCGAGACGCACATCTCGCGCTTCCTGATCTTCTGGGCAACGGCGACGACCTCGAAGGAGCCTCGCGAGTTCGTGCATCCGCTCTTCGGCACCTTCCTCGCGTGGGTTGAGCAACCCGTCGCGCGTGCGACGTCGGGGGAGAGGAACGTGATCGAGGTCGAGTGCGTCTTCGTCGAGGATTCGACCCTTCCGTCGGTTCTCGCCGGGCCCGAGTTCTCGCCCTACCAGACGAGCACGGCGCAGGCCGACGTGTTCGCGACCGCGTTCGACGACAGCGTCGCCGAGCTCGGGCTTCCGTCGACGTCGCAGGCGGTCGGGCTCGGCGACGACGTTCGCTCGACGCTCTCGGAATGGGAAGAGCCCGGCCGATCGGTGCGCGACGTCAACGGCGATCTGTCTCGTCTCTGCGATCGTATCGACGACGCGCTTCGTGACATCGAGTATGCGACCGACCTCGAACGGATCCCGTTGCTGCGCACGACGTCGCGGCTTCAGGCGTCGATCCGGCGCGCCGCCGAAGCGTTCAAGAAGTCGGCGCCGCAGCTCGCCGAATACACGGTCAACCGCGACCGCTCGCTCGACGCGATCCTCGTCGAACGGTACGGCGCTCGGCAGCTCGAAAAGCGGCGAGCCGAAGCCATGGGCCTGAACGACATCGAGGATCCCGGCCTCATTCCGGCGGGAACCGTGCTGACGCTCGTGCTCGACAATCCGACCGGCGTCGCCGCGCTGCGCGGGTTGCGCGGGAAGGTCTCGCGGTGATCGCGCCGCACGAGATCTCGATCGCCGTCGGAAACGAGGCGTCATGGCAATGGTCGAACGCCGTCGACTCGTACGACTTCACGAGCGACATGCTCGCTGCGGCCGATTCGTTCCGTCTTCGCTTCCGCTTCGATGCGGACATGTGGAACCTCTGCGAGAAGGACAACGCGGTACAGGTCTTCATCGACGGCGTGCGCGTGTACTACGGCTTGATCGACGATCGCGAGCGCCTCAAGGCGCGCGGGAAGAACGAGATCGAGATCGCCGGGCGAGACCGTGGCGGGCGCCTTCTCGACGAGAGCGCCCCGCTCTTCTCGCTGCGCGGCCTCGGGATTCTCGACCTCGCGCGGAAGATCGTCCCGTCGCCTCTGAAGGTCGTCGCGTCGAACCTCGAAAACCGTAGGCTGCTCGTCGGGCCGCGTCTCAAGTCTCACTCGAAGGAGCCCGCGATCGACACTGGCAAGGGAGCGAAGCGGAAGGTCGAGCCCGGCGAGTCTCGATGGCAGATCCTTCAGCATTTTCTCGAAGAAGCTGGATGCCTCGCATGGGTTACCGCCGACGGTCGCTCGCTCGTCGTCGGGAAGCCGAACTATCAGCAGCAACCGCAATGGGTGTTCCTCTGCCCGAAGGATGACTCGCCGAACGCGTCACAGGGAAACGTGCTCGAGCTGCGCCGGCGCGAGTCGATCGCGGAACGCTACTCGAAGATCACCGTCGTCGGCGCCTATCCGAACTCGACCGGAACATCGTACTCCTGGCGAGACGGACCGAACGACGACGGGACGGGCAAGACGTTCCGCGTTCCGAAGCGCCTCATCGTTCAGGACGATGGGATCGGTTCGCAGAAGGCGGCGAAGACGCGCGCCGAGCGCGAGGCCGCAGAGCGTGACGGGCAGGGAACGACGCTCTCGATCGTCGTGCCTGGCCACGGCATATCGTTCGGCGACGGTTCGCGCCCCGAGGTCTACTGCTTCGACACGATCGCGAACGTCGTCGACGAAGACATCGGCGCAGACGAACGCTGGTACATCACTCGCTGCACCTACAGCGGATCGAAGTCGGGCGTCGGGCAACGGACCGAGATCGAGATGGTTCCGGTAGGCACGGACCTTCGATCGGTGGCAGGGTAGGGACATGGCTAGGGCGACCGCCGAGAACCTTCGCGACCGCGCCGCCGGCGCGCTTGCGCGCCTGCGCAACGTCATCCGCCGCCTAGAAGTCGTCGTCGCGACGGGCTCGACGTGGAGACTTGAAGGCGTCGAGGATGACGAGGGGAACGTCGAGGCGCAAGACGCCGAGCCTTTCCTCGGCGGCGCTCTCTACCGGCCCGCCGCCGGCGCGAAGGTGCAAGCGGTCGTCGCCCTCGTCGGCGCCGAGAGCGGGCATCCTGTCGTCGTCGCGCTGCGAGATGAGGCGACGCGCGCCGCCGTCGAGGCCGCGCTCGGGATCGCCGCCGGCGAGGCCGCGCTCTTCGGTCCGTCGGGCGCGGTCGTGTACTTCAAGAGCGACGGGACGATCGAAGCGCGCGACAAGAGCGGAACGGCACAGCGCCTCGTGACCGAGGCCGACTTCGCCGCGCTTCGGACGTGGCTCGCGGCGCACGTTCACCCGGATCCGGCGAGCGGGTTCACGGGCGCGCCGACGACCTCGACGCCGTCGCCGACCTATACAACGAAGCTCAAGGGAGAGTGAAGCCATGCCCGGACGCGACCGCAAACTCGACCCGTTGACGGGCGACTACATTCCCGACGGCGCCGGCGGATGGGAGATGGTGGATACGATCGAATCGGAAGTGATGCATCGTCTTCGCGATCGCTATGACGCGTTCGCCGGCGACCCGTCGCACGGATCGAAGATCTACCTCGTCACGCAGGGCAACTTGTCGAACATCGATCGCCTTCGCGCGAAGGGATACGCCGAGCTCGCGCTACAGCCGATCGTCGATGGCGGGCGCGGCGCGAACCTCCGCGTCGACGCGAAGGTGAACTCGGCCGACAGGCGGATCGAGATCGAGACCTCGATCACCGATATCCAGTCTGCCCCCGTCGACGTCTCGAACGTCACCCCGTTCCGCGAGTGAGGATCGAACATGGCGACCTATGACATCTTGAATCTCGACGAGACGACCGACTATCTCGCCTCGTTCTACTCGATGCTCATGCCCGACATGAACGTCGCGCGAGGATCCGACAACTGGCTTCGGATCCGCGCCCTGGCGGCGGGCATCTCGGATGCACACGCGCACGCGCTCGCGCTCTTCCGCGAGGTCTGGCCGCAGACGGCGAGTCGCGCCGGCCTGCTACTGTGGGCGAACGCCCTCGGGATCACCGTCAAGACGGCGACGACGTCGAGCGGCGAGGATGCGATTCGCCTCGTCGGAACCGTCGGCTCGGCGTACACGGCGGGCGACGTGCTCTCGCATTCGAGCGGGCAAACGTTCGAGCTGAACGAGACGGGCACGATTCCGGCGGCGGGGTTCGTCGACGTCGACATCGTCTCGATCTCGACGGGCACGGCGGCGAACCTCGACGCCGGCGAGATTCTCACGCTCGATCCGTCGCTCACGGGGATCACCGACGAGTGCGAGCTTCAGTCGGACATGACCGGCGCCGAGGACGAAGAGAGCACGTCTTCGCTGCGCGGGCGCGTGCTCGCCAGGCTCCGCGACAAGGGGAAGGGAGGTTCGGTCTCCGATTGGATCTCGTGGTGTACCGACGTTACGGGGATCGCCGAAGCCTATGCCTACCGCCATCGCGACGGACAAGGCACCGTCGACGTCGTCGCGATGAAGAAGGGCGAAGGCTCGGGCCGCTTCCTCACGGCGGGCGAGCGGACGTCGCTGCTCGCGACCCTGAACGAGCTGCGCCCGCATACGGTCACGTGCCGCGTGCTCGAGTGCGTCGCCGATGCGCAGGCGATCAAGATCACCGTCACCCCGTTCGAGGGCGAGGCATACGAGCGAGACTGGAACGACGCATCTCCCCTCACGGTCTCGTCATATACGCCGGCGACGAGAACGCTCGTCTTCACGAGCGACCGGCCTTCGGACATGCGCGCCGGCGACCGCATTTGCTGGGATGCGACGAGCGGCGAACTCGTCGAGATCGAGTCGCTCTCGGGCACGAACGCGGTCGTTCTGAAGACCGACCCGAGCCCGGCGCCGACGGGAACGATCTACTCTGGCGGCGCGCTGACCTCGGCGATCCAGACGGCGGTCAAGCGTTCGATCAACGGCGGCGACGTGACGAACCCCGTGACGGGCGAGGTCGATTACGTGTGGGGGATCGGGCCCGCGCGCGGTGTGTGGGGAGGCAACTGGAACGACTCGCTCCTTCCGTTCCGAATCCTGTCGGCGGCGGGCGAGGTCGAAGGCGCTCTCGACGTCGACGTCGACTCGCCGGCGGCGGGGTATACACCGACGGATTACGGCTATCCCGATGACGATCAGGTTCCCGTGGTCACGGCGTCATACGTCTTCGTCAAGTACGCCTCGACCTAGCTCGGGCGATCTGGTAACCCGCTGTCGATGCCGTTCGATCCCACCGACGACGCCGACAGCGGACTAGGCGAGGCCGACGCCTTCCTCCTTCGCCTCGACGAGATCGTTCTTCCGAGCGACGCGACGGGCAACTTCGCCGACGCCGTCGCCGTGATCTCCGGGCAAGAGCCCTCGCTCGTCGAGGAAGAGCCCCCGATGTCGACGACGACGAAGGGGCGGGCGCGCGAGTTCTCGATCGGCTACGCGTTCACGACGGAGCCCGAGGCGACGAGCACGATCGGCGACGGGTCGCTCGGCCTGGCGATCGTTCTTCGGTGGGACTTCGACGGGCAGGTCGCGAGCGGCGCCGATGCGGTCGTCGTGTGCCACGCCGCGAAGAACAATATCGACGCCGAGCTTCGCCTCGAGGTCGTCGACGCGCTATCCCGAATCGGTCGCGTGCGGCTGACATGGTGGCACGACTCATCGATGGTCGACGTGCTCGTTCCCGGTGGCGAGTTCGTCGTTCCCGACGAGCCCTTCGTGATCTGCGCGTCGCGCGAACTACTCAATGCGGAGTACCACGTGAGGCTCTTCGCCGCCGGCGCCGACCTCGGTTCGACGAGGTTCGCCGCGAAGAACTCGACGGGGCAGACAGCTTCGGCGATCGACATCGGATGTCGCAACGCGACCGCCGGCGTCTCGCGCTTCTTCGTCGGAACCATCGACGCGGTTCACGCGATGCAGCGAGCGATCACAGCGGAAGAGGCCGAGCTCTTCGACTGGCTCGCTCGCATCGGCGGGCCGCAAGGCTACGTCTCGGCGCGCGATGCGCAGGCGTCGAGGCCGGATGTGCCGGGCGCGTGGCCTGTCGATCCCTCGTCATGGGTTCAACGCGAGATCGCCGTCGAGGGCGCCGGCCTCGCGCTCGTGCGCCGCAACCTTCGGCGGATGGGGCGCTACGCGCTCCCCGCGAAGGCATGGGGCGCGTGGCTCAAGATGTGGGAAGACGCCCTCGGCGTTCCGCCGCGGCCTGGCGACGGCGTCGAGAAGCGCCGCACGCGCACTGAGAAGAAGCTGCGATCGGTGCTCTCGATGTCGCGCGCGGACCTTCAAGAGCAGCTCGCCGAAGCTCTCGGCTACGAAGACGATCCGACGCTCGCGACCGTCGTCGAATACGACGACGAGTATCTCGACGCGATGACGGATCTCGTGAAGGACGGGAACGGCCTCTACACGTCCGGGCACGCGCACACGGCATGGTTGCGCTACGGGAACACTCACACGGCGTTCACGTCTCCCGTCGGCGCGAACGACTATCTCGAGATGGGGCAGACGGGAACCGACGATCTCCGGTACAACGGATGGCTTGGGCAGAGCGCCGGCGCCGAGCAGAACTCTCCCCTCTACCTGCATTACATCGGCTCGGGCGCGCGCTACCCCGACGGCGGTCGCCGCATGTGGTGCTATGGCGAGCTGCGCGCAGCTACCGCGCTTCCGACGAACGACCTTCTCGCCGGCATCGTCGTCGGCTCGATCGTCGATGACGAGTGGTTGTGGCTCGGCGTGCGGTACACGGGCGCTCAGTACGACTTGATCTCGCTGAAGTTCAATGGCACGTCGCTCGACACGAGCTTCGCGGTCCACGCGACGAACATCGGCTCGCCGGCGCGCTTCTTCTACCTGAGGCACAACGGCGACGGTCACAACGATCTCGGCTCGTACGGCGCCCGCCAGGCCGCGACCTCGGGCGGGCTCGCCGCAGCAGCGGAGTACACGATCACGGGCGGCCCGTCGCGACCGGACTACGGCGGTTTCGGCTTCGTCGCGCGCGGCGGCGCCGCGTCGATCGTCGGCCCGACGACGCTTCGCTTCGGCGAATGGTGGCAGCGCGCGCCCGACGGCGAGGCGCACACGAACCTGTCGATCTACCGCGATCCCGCCGACGCGGGCGAATACGACGTGCTTCACGCAAACGAGATCCTTCAGGCGTCGATGCTCGCCGACCGGAACGGTTCCGTCATCGATCGACAAAGCGGCCTCTCGTACGCGAACGCGCTCGCCCTTCTCGACCTCGACCCGTTGGAGCATTGACGATGCCCGAGCAACTCGCACTGGCGACGATCCACGCGCTTCAAGACGAGCTGATCGCGCTCTTCGCTGGCGAGCGTTCGGCTCGTCGCTGGATCATCGATCCGTCGCTCCTTCACGGCGACTCGTCGATCGGATGGTCGGACGATACCGACTCGCTTCGCTCGTACCCGGAAGCGGCGGGCTCGGCGGCGGGCTTCGCGATCCCGGTTCCCGTCGTCGAGGGCGACCGCGTCGTCGAGGTCGTGATCAACGCGTACCAGGAATCAGGTACGGCGTTCACCGTGCATCTCTACTCGGTCAACTCGTCGGGCGTACGCACGTCGCGCGGCTCGGCGTCGACTCCGGGCGGCTCGGGCGCCGACACGTGGCACGAGTTGACGATCGCCGTCGCCTACACCGTCGCGGCGAACGAGTCGATCTGCATCGGCGGCGCTTCCGCGGTGCAATACGACAAGATCGGCGGCGGATACGTGGAGATCGATCACCCATGAGTCGCTTTCCTTTCGAGCCCGCGTTCCAGTTTCCGCCGGGCCGCGTCGTGCGGAAGCGTGAGCTCGATGCGATTGCGAGCTTCATCGAGTGGCTCAAGGCGGGCTTGCGCCCACAGACGAAGCGAACTGTCGGCGTTCTCTACGGGCAGAACGCCGGCGCATCGATCGGCGCGAGCGGCGACCTCCGCGTGATGACGAACGTCGATGACTACGCGTGGATCCTCTTCCCGCACCTGTACATCAACGATCGGATCATCGGCTACGGCGCGTCGATCCTCCGCGGCGCGTCGGCGGGAAAGACGCTGATCGAACTCGTGCGGATTCCGTGGGCCTTCGCGCCCGACACGGACGCGGGCGAGACATGGGCCGACGCCGTCGAGGTTCTCGACTCGTTCGAGCATACGGGCTCGCTCGCCGTGCGCGAGCTTCAGGGCTCGGCGATGTCGCCGATCACCGTCGAGAGCGGCTACTTCTATCGCGTGCGCGCGACCGCGAAGAACTCGCCCGATTGGATCTACGGCGCATACATCGACACGGACCATCCGACGGAAGGCTAGCCGATGGCGCTCCCTCACTCGCGTTACGAGACCTTCATCGCGAACGACGTCGCCGGCGGATCGATCCTCATGGCGATCCAGGATCACGCTGTCGCGTTCTTCAGGAAGAACCGCCGCACGTCGAAGTCACTCATCCTGTCGCCCTTCGGGACGCGCGGATCGTGGGCAACCTTCGCGCCCGGCGCATCTACGCAGTACGTTCAGAGCACGGGGGCAACGCAGAACCATCGCGTTCCGCTGCTCCTTCGACACGGCGACGTCGTTCAGTCGATCATCTGGCGCTACTACCGCGGCGGAGCATCGAACATGTCCGCCGGACTCTACCGCTACGCGCTGAACTCCGCGTCCGGGCCGACGGCGGTCATCGGAGCGACGACGCTCTCGGGCGGCCCGGCGATCTGGACGTCGACGACCTCGACGGGGCCGCACACGATCGATCAAGCCTATGCCTACTATCTCCAAGTGGTCTCGGGGCAGTCGGGCGATCGGCTGTCGCAGATCGAGATCAACTTCACTCACTAGCCGGAATCGGCTAAACCCGGGGGCACCATGGAAGCATCGTCGAACGTTCAGCACGATCGAAGGGTCGACATCGTCGCCGCGGCGACCTTCACGGCGGGCGCGCCGGCGGCGGCAAACCTGATCTCGACGTGGAAGGTCGGCGGCGAGGTCGTTCGCTCCCTGCTCCTCGAATTGTGGGGCAGCGACGGCTCGGTCGATCTCGCCGGGCCTCTCGAGGTCGCCGGCTACGATCCGAACCTCGCGCGATGGTTCTGGATCGCGATGCTCGACGGCGGCGCCGCCGTGAACATCGGCGACGGAACGACCGCGCCCGGCCGCGCGTGGATCCTCGACGACGTGCCCGCGTGGGCAACGGCGGTGCAGCTCAAGACGGGCACGATCTCGGGGGGCACGATCTCGGGCGCATGCGTGAAGCCTCTCGCGTCGCGGGGCAGCCGGTGATCAGAGACGTCGCCAGGCGGAACGGGCGCCGCGCCTTTGGCGACCGACGCGAGCTTCGCGGCATGGCTCGCCCGCGCTCCGTGCGCGAGCCCATCTACCCGCGCAAGCGAGGCGAGTTCCTCGATCGTACGGGCGTCGATCCTGATTCCCTCTACCTCTTCGACGAGGCGAGCGGAAGCCTCATCGATCAGTGCGGGTTTCAGAACCTCACTGTCAACTCGACGCCCGTATTCGGTTCGTCGCTCGCCGGAAGGCGGTCGATCTATTACGACAGCGCCTCGGATCGCCACGGCGACGACGGCGTTCACCTTCCAAGCGGAAACGTGATCGCCGGCGGCGTGCTGAACTACACGACGACGGGGCTGACAACGGGATTCGCCGGCGTCACGACGACCATCGCGGATCCGGGATGGGCTCTGTATTTTCAGACCACTGGCATTCCGTCGCTTCTCGTTCGCGACGTCGGCGCGAACGCGCTCGTCATGGCCGGGGCTGGCGTTACGTTCGCCACCTATCCCGGACCATGGCTCTTCGCGATCCAGATCGATCGGACGAACGCTGTTGCTCGCGCGCGAGTCTCGTGGAACCGTCGCGCAATCTGGACGGCGTCGGGCTCGCTCTCTGCATTCGGCAGTCTCGTCGGAGGAACTCAGAAGGCTTCGTTCGGCGCTGGCAACGCGATGGCTCATCACGCGAACATCTCATATGGGTTCTTCGCGAGCGGCGCACAGTGCGAGGGGGCGAACAAGCTCGCCGACCTCGCGCGAGCCCTGGGCCACGAGTAGAAGGGATCGATCAATGGCCGACGCACGCAAGATCAGAGACACGGGCTCGGGCAAGCCGCCGGATGCGGGCACGCGCGGCGCCGTGCTCGCCGAGGGCGACCGGTTCGAGGTCGTCGAATTGGACGGCGGGCGCGTGCAAGTGACGATCGACCTCGGTCACTCGTTCGTGCAGCATAGCGGACCGCCCGGGTTGCTGCGCGCGCGCATTGTGCGAGACGCCGACGAGCGCGACCGCTCGGCGATCGATGGCGTTCTTCGAGGTCGACCGTAGATGCTCGCGCCGAACGCCAGCGTCGCCGGCGGCGGGCTCGGGCAGGCAGCGCGCCCGCTTCCGTCTCTGCTCGTGCATCGTGAGTATGACTTCCGGTCGTACCCTGCGCAGCCTCTTCCGGGCTCGGCGACGGAGATGCAGATCCTCATGGCGGCGGGCGCGGCGGCGCCGTCGACGGTTCCGGCGCCGACGGCGCTCTTCCGCTTCGACGCGACCGGGCTCGACCCGGATCTCGATCTGCTCGGCGGCGAGGACATCAACGCAGAGCTGCTCCGCTTCGAGGTCGCGTCGCCCGAGCCCGTGTCTCCGAAGCGCGGGCGCCGCGCCGTCGGCCTTCTCGGCGGCTCGCCCTGGCATTCGAGCTTCGAGATCGTCGCATCCGCGCCGACCGGAACCCATCGGATGTTCAACCGCGCCGGTCCGAACGGCGACGAGGCTCCGGGCGCTTACGGCGGATCGTGGGCCTTCGTCTATGTCTTCCGCGCGACCGACATCCGCACGGGCTCGCCGACCGAGCACGTGATCTCGTGCGAGGATACCGACGGCGTCGGATGGCGCGTTGAACTGCTCTCGTCGTCGTCGGGTACGGGGCGTCAATTCGTCGTGCGCGTTCACGTCGAAGGTGTGACGTCCGGGATCAACCTCACCGTTGCCACGCTCGAGTATGACGAGGCGTGGCACGCGCTCTTCGTGAGGTACGACGACGCCGCGGAGGAAGTGACCGCGTCGCTCGACGGCGACACGACGGGCGTCACGGCGTCGACGGCTGGGATCGGATCGATCGTCCCGACAACCGACGCCTATCTCTGCGCCGGCGCCGACGTCTTCGGCTACTACACGCCGGCGCCGCATCAGGGCGCCTACTTCGCATGGTGGCAAGGCGGCGCCGGCGGCGCCGAGGATCTCACGCTCGATCACTTCGATGCGTTCTGGAGGCTCGAGCGCCTCGAAGGCGGCGGTCTTCCGAGCGGCATCTCGTACACGCGCACGAACCGCGTCGGGCACACGATCCGCGCGACGGCGAGCGGCGACGAGGTCGTTTGCTACCCGCCGAATCGCCCGGCGTACCGACGCGGGCAAGCGTGGGGCGGGATCGTGCTCGCGACGCATCCGTCGGTCACGAACATGTTCTCGAACGCGTATCTCGTCGGATGGGCGGCGACGAACGCGACGCTCGATCGAATGGCGGGCGACGCGCCGACGGGTTGCTTCACGGCGGCGAAGATCACGTCGACGGGCACGAACGGGCGAGCGTTCTCGTCGGTCTCGCTCACGAGCGGAGTCACATACACGTTCTCCGTGTGGCTCAACGTCGACACGGCGGGAACGGTCAACCTCTTCCGTGAGTCGGGCGGCGTCCCGGCCGTGTATCAGGCCAAGTCGATCGTTCCGACCGAGTTCGGCGTTCGGCATTCGTACACCTTCACGGCGACGACAACCGCGTTCTATACGCTCGCGATCGTTGCGCCCGCCGGATCGCACTGCTACGCGTGGGGCGCGCAGATCCGGGCGGGCTCGGCTCCGGGGCCTCTCGCGCTCTGCACCGAGACGACCGAGACCGTCGGCGCGACGGCGATCACGCACACGCCAGGCGGCGGCGCGACCGTCGCCGTCGCGCACGAGGGCGGGCTCTATGCCGAGTTCGAGTGCGACGCGCAGCCGGCGGCGACGCAATACGCGGTCGCGTGCTACGGCGGGAACGACAAGCGGATGATCACGGTCGAGACCGGATCGACGATCGTCGGCCTCGTGTACGACTCGGCGCCGGCGCTCCGGCTGCCGTCGCCGACGGTCGCGGCGAAGACGCCGATCGGCGAGCATCGTCTCGCGGTTCGGCTGCAATGGGACGAGAACGCGTCGCTCCCCGGCGGCTCGAGCGTCGACGGCTCGCAGATCACGACCGAGATGCTCGATGAGGTCGTTCCTTCGTCGCCGATCGGGTACGACGGGGAGACGGATACCTTCTCGACAGCGGCGACGATGACGACGATCGCCTTCGGGCAATCGAACGCCGGCGCGAACCACTTGGAGGGCGGGATCCGCTTCGTGCGGACTTTCGCGGGCGTCGAGTAACCATTCGAGGGGGATCGAATGTCGAACGACGAAGAAGACGCAGACACGGATCGAGATGCGGTCGCGCGTTCCGCCGGCGCGGCTGTCATCGGATCGAAGTGGAGTGAGGTTCTCGACTGGCAACGGTCGACCGATCAAGATCTCTACGGGCATCGCGGACAACCCGGGCGGCTCGACAGGATGGAAGCCATGCTCAAGGAACACGCGCACACGATCGACGGGCTCAAGGGCTTGACGTGGAAGATCGTGACAGCGGCGGCGCTCGCCGGCGTCGCGACCTCCGTGATCGTCGGCGTCATTCGGTGGGCGTTCGAGCGATGAGCTTCGGAGTTGTCGCAGTCGTGCTCGCGGTCGTCGCCGCGATCGTGTCGCTCGCGTGGGCAGCATTGCGCGCGCGCGGCGACGTCGGCGACCTCGAGACAGCGGTCGCCGCGCTCGACGTGAAGATCGCCAGAATGCAGATCGTGATCGACGGGAAGACCGCCGAGCTCGCCGCGGCCCGCGCCGAGGTCGAACGATGGAAGGCGGCGGCGAAGGCCGCGCGCGACGAGAGGAACGCACGCCATGAAGAGAATGCGGAACGCGGCACTCCTGGCGGCGGCGACGCTGTCGACGCTGCTCTCGGGCGCCTGTCGCCGAACGGTAACGGTTAGGGTCCCAGAGCCCTATCCGGTCGTCGTCGAGGTCGATCGCTGTCGCCTCGTCGTGCCCGCGCTTCCCGCGCCGCCGACGCGCGAGGTCGAAGCGTGCGAGGCCGCGCTCGGCGCCGGCGCGGCGTGCTACGCGCCCGGCGAGGCGCATCGGCTCGCCCTCCTTCTCGACATCCTGATCGACCTTTACGAAGACGCCGCATCGTGCGAAACCGGGCGGGAACCTCAAAAGGAGCCCGAACCATGCACGACCGGATCGCCCGACTGCTCGCCTCGCTCGTCGTCGCCCTGATCTTCTTCGCCTCGCTGACCTCGATCGCCCTCGCCGCCGTCGACGTGAGCGATCCGGGCTCGACCGCCGACGAGCTGCTCGGGATGCTGCGTTCGGGGCGCTACCTTCCCGCCGTCGGCGCCGTGCTCGTACTGCTCGTGACCGCCGTGCGGCGCGGCTTGCTCAAGTCATGGGGCCCGGCGCAGACGAAGCTAGGCGGATACCTCGTCGGATTCGGCACGGCGGTCGCCCTCTTCGTGGGCGTCGCCTTCGCCGCGTCGGCGCCCGTGACCGCCGGGCTCGTGCTGAACGCGCTCGGCGCCGGCCTGGCGGCGAGCGGCGGATGGGAAGCCTTCCTCGACGTGCTGTCGTACGCGCGGAAGGGCTCGGCCTCGTGACCGCGCGCGTCTCGCTCACGCGGGCCGAGGGCGTCGCGCGGATGCGCGGCGCGTGCGCGCTCGTGCGCGGCGACATCGTCGACGGCGACGGCGACGGCGACCTTGAAGTCGACGACGTCATCGTGAAGGCCGAGCCTGCCGAGCGCGAGTTCAGGCGGATCGCCGTGTACTACGGCCTCGGACGCGGCGGCGACGACGCGGCGGCGCCGGTCCCGTGGGATCGGATGTGCCGCGTCGACTGCTCCGCGGCGGTCGCGTGGGCGCTCGGCTACGCGCGCAACGTCGGCGACTGGAACACGAGCAAGATCCTGTCCGACGCGTTCGAGATGCGGTTCGCCGACCCGAACGACGGGCCGATGCCGCGGATCAACGTCGGCCCCGGGCCGCGCACGCGCTTCCGTCCGGTCGACTTCGACGAGGTCGTTCTTCCCGGCGACGTGCTCGTGATCGACGGCGTCTTCGAGATGCGCGACGGGAAGCGCGTGCGCGTGCGCCCTGGCCACGTCGAGATGATCGTCGATGTCGAGCCCGATTTCGTGCGCGGCGGCTCGCGCTGGTATCGCGACCTCGTCGTCGCAGGCTCGTCGCCGTCGAAGTCGAAGCGGTTCGGGCCTGGCCACGCGCTCGCCGAGACCGACGCGAGCTTCGGACGCACGCGCGGGTACATCCTACGCTACCTCGGATGGCAATCGTGAGGCGAGCCGCCGCCGTGCTCGGCTACGCGTGGTCGTTCCCGCTCACGGCGATCGGGCTCGTGCTCGCGATCGTCTATCGCCCGCGCGCGTGGCGATGGTCCGACGGCTGCCTCGAGGCGCTCGCCGGCGACCGCATCTTCGGCAGGCCGGGCGCGCAGACGCACGGATGGCTGATCTACTACCGCGACGACGTCGCCCGCGACGACGAAGGGCTTCGCCGGCATGAGCGCGTTCACGTGCGCGACGGCATGATCGGGGGCGTCTTCTACGGCGTCGCCTACGCGGTGACGTTCCTGTTCTGGTACGTCTTCACGCCGGCGACGCCCGAGGGATGGCCTCGCTGGAAACGCGCCTACTACCGTTCGTGGTTCGAGCGGCGCGCGCGCGAAGAGCAGCTCGCCGGCGAGTAGGTCGCCGACTCGGCGCGCGCGATCTGGATCTCGACCTCGATGATCTCGATCTCGATCGCGATGCGCCGGCGCAGCGTGCGCAGAGCGGCTCGCGAGCTTCGTTTCTCGACGCCGACGAGGGCGCCGAGCACGAGCCCTTGGCG